GGAAACGCCGGAGGGCGGAGAGGTACAGAACAAAGGGGGACGCCCTAGGAAGTTGGAAACCGTAGAAGAATTTACAGAGGTAGCGGAAAAATACATTTTATATATTAAGGATAGAGCGGCGGAGGGTGTGCGCTTGGTGCCTGATGTAGAGGGCTTTTGTAGTTTTGCCGGGATTTCTAGGGAAACGCTTAATAATTGGGAAACTGCCCGCCCGGGTGCGTATTCTGACACAATAAAAAGACTGAAAACAAGTATAGCAGCATTTAAGAAACAACTTGCCTTTGCTGGCAAGATCCCGCCGATCGTATTTGCCACGGATATGAACAACAACCACGGATACACCCAGGCAGCGCAGAAAATAGATCTGAATGTAGGCAAACAGGCGCAGGAGTTACCGACAGCGGCGGACATTGTGCAACGTTTACCAGTAGAAACCGGAGGGACAGACCCGGCGGAGGACGTAGAGGACATAGAAATATTATAAAATCGGCGTTTTGCGGTTCGTTTTCTTTTACTTTTACGAACTCCGGCACGTTTCCGGCGGTTCTGGTGTGGCGATCCGGGGACAGGTCCGGCAGCTTATACCCTGGGGCGGGGGTGTAGAGCGGAGCGGATCAGGGGCAGCTCACCCCTCTGAGTTCCCAAAAAATTAAAAAGCCCAAAACCACCCCAATCGTAAAATGGCAAAGAACCCTATTACCGTAAACCACCCAATTTACAATGTAAATATAAACACGGCATCCGAATAACAAAAGGAAAGTGAGGACTTTACAAAACCACAAAATCCAAAATCGGCGGATGCCTACCGGCATAGAAAGAGAGAAATATGGAACAGAACAAAGAAACAGCAACACAGAATAAGCAGAGAGAGGCGGAAGTATGCAGAGAGAAGAAACAGACCGCATGGGACAAATGGAAAGAGGACACACTGAGGAAGTTCAACCGGACTGCATGACAGAGGCATACGCCGTAGGAATCTCTGAAACGCATATCAGAAACAATGCAACGGTATTCCGAGTATGGCAGATGATAGAGTGTGGAGAACTTACCAGAGAAGAGGGATTGTACCTCATGGTAAATACGCTTGCGGATGAAAACCATCGTCTGAATCAAATGTGCAATGACCTCATAATGAGGATGCCGTCACGTCTGCACGTAGAAACGATAACAGGCAAAAATTAAAAATCGGCGGAGGCTTACGCCTCATAGGAGGTAAAACCGGATGAGCAATGAAAACAGCAATTCCAAAAATTCCCCGGAAAATAAAAAGAGGTCTTGGCACAAGGAACCGTGGTATAAAAGGCTATTCGACAAGATTTTAGTATCGTGTTTTCTTCCGTGCAAGCATGAGTGGGAAGTGTTGGAAGTCCTCTGGACGGCACATGATTACAGCGGTTTTAAGTACGATGTATGCAGATGTGGGTGTAAGAAATGCGGAGAGATAAGAATTGAGAAATTTTTAGTGTAAAAGACGGAGGTAGAGAGATGGTAAAGACGGTTGTTGCGGTTATCGTAGGGTTAGTTTTGCTCAATACAGCGTGGTTTGTATTGAAAATTGCGATTCTGATAGTGGCAGAGAGAAGAGAATACGAAAAATACAGATACAAAAGCCCTTATCAGTCTCCACACAGAGAGGCTTTTATCATGGAGTGCTCGGACCCGAATAGCAGTCCATACGCAAGGCAGTTGGATAAGTGCATCAAAAAGATGGATAGGGAACAGAAACGCATAGCGAAAATCAAATTGAAATCAGACAAGAAACTGTCGAATATGAGCATTTAGAGAATTTTGACGTATCGGAGGATGTGCGAAATGGATAGACCGGTAGAAATCACAAGAAGCTATGCAGAGTGCAAATTCTGTAACGATATTGCTGATATGTGCAATGAGATACCAGATTGTACTCACTGTGAGAATAGAAAAGGAACATGGATAGATACAATCACGAGCCTGCTTGGCACAAAAGCGGTTGTCGTTCTGGAAGATGGCAAAGTGGAGACATATTCACTGGATAGACTTAAAGTTATCACAAAGAGGGAGAGATAATGAAAATTATTGAAGAAATTGGCGAAGCTGCAATGTTGGAATAGCTTGCAGAGGAATGTACCGAACTTGCAAAGGCAGCACTCAAAATGGAAAGGATCATACGAAAAGAGAATCCGACACCTGTAACAGAGAAAGATGCTATTGCAAATATCAGAGAAGAGTACACGGATGTCGTACAGTGTGCCGGAGAACTTTCATTGACCGTAGACGAGGAACAGATGGCACGCAAACACGAACGGTGGGAAAAGAGAGTGAGGGATAGAACATGATACCATTCAGGCATTGCATAAGGGAACCGCACGGATCGGCAGTGAAATTTGAGATACTGGCAGCAGCACCGAATGAGTTTCAGGTACGTTACCCAGATTATGATTACATTAAAATGGGAGTCGGACCATCAGTGATGTATAACAGAGAACAATTACTGTGTTTCCTACTGACATATGACAAGGCAGAGTGCCTTAAATTTATGGAAAAACTGTATCATCACATGGGATGGCCTACTGAAAAGCTGCATGAGAATCCGGCGTTTGCCGAAGTGATAAAGGAGAAAGAGGCATGATAGCACGTTTCTTACAGAATATTGTCGTAAATGACATTGAGAAGAATATGGAAATGACTATTGATAAGGGCGAAGAACTTTTTGCCATCGACAGAGGAACCCATTATGAACTGAGAAAGGCTGACGGATGGGGAACTATGGCTCCGAAAGAGTGCGAGGGAACATATTATGAGATTATCAAAGAATAAAAATCCGTGTTTTGATTGCCTTGCATCAGAAAAAGAAAATGAGGAAGTATGCAAGACCATACGGGCGATACTGAATAAGCACAATAGCGTACAAGTGGATCTGAATGATCCGGGCAGCATAGGAACATTAACCATAGGGGATTGCACATATAATGTTTATCTTGGAAACACAACACTGAATAAATTGCGGTGTCTGCCGGATAAGGATGTGTATAAACGTGTATTCACACTGATAGAGGCATAGGAGGAATATTGATGGAAAATGAGACCAGACCACAGCTCTTTATCATGGATGAATGGCTCGGAGACCCCATGCCGCTTGCGGAAATTAAGGAAATATCTGAGCCTACACTGGATGAAGAGTATGATATGCCGGATATTTCTCATCTGAAAGATGGATTTGAAATACCTTTTGAAGTGAAAATGAAGAAATCTGCCATAAACAAACTGTTTCAACCGTGTTTTGGCAGAGAACCTTACAGAAATCTCGAAAAATGTGCTAAGTGCATACTGAAAAAGGACTGCGTTGTGGCGAAAATCGAGAACAATTTCAACATGAGATTAAGGGCATACCACCCTTGATAATAAATCACAAGGAGGACACCAATGGAAGAGAAAGAAAAGAAACCGTGGAGACCGCCAGAAGCGGCACAGTTACCCGATCCGATAGCGTTTGCCATGCAGGGTTTTGAACACTTTGGATTACCGAAAGAACGGCTGATACCACCATTACAAACATTTGACAGAGTGATGCAACACTCGGCATTTACCGAAAACCGATGGTGGGAAAATGCAAGACAGGTAACGGCAACAACATCGGCGGAACAGTGGCGGAGAGTGAGTATCGAAAGAGCACGCTGTCTCGGAGAACCATGGCCGGATATTGATGATATACCGGTTGCGAGCATCACAGAGGATTTTTCACAGAAATGTCAAAATGCCACAATCGGATTGTTAAGAGATCAGGTTATAGCGTCATGCGCTATTCCGGGAGAAACATCGTTTAGAGACATTTTTAACCAGTTAGGTATTAAGGAGGACAATATGGATAGAAGCTTAGCGGACAAGAAATTTAAGAGAGTAACTATTGAGTGCGAGGACGGCACGACTTACGCTGGAAAGATCAATCATGTATGCGGCAGCCCGTATCGTTGTGACAAACTGTGTGTAGAAGCAATGGTTGAGGACAAGCCTATTGGAGCATACGGTATCGAGAAAGTCCTGTTCCAGAATCCGGCAACAATCGTATTTTGGTCTGACGGCACAAAGACGGTTGTAAACTGCATGGATAATGTGGAAATCAAGAAAAAGGTTGTTGATGGCAAGGAAGTAACCATTCGTAAGCCTAAAAAGGCTGATACCTATTCTGAGGAAGCCGGTCTGGCTATGGCCATCGTGAAGAAATGGGCCGGCAACAACGGAAATTACAACAACATCTTCCGCAAGTTCATTCCTGAGATGGCAGAGGAAGAAAAGGCTGCCAAGAAAGCCAAAAAGGCACAGAAAGCGGAGAAGTAGATATGACATTAAGAGAATTGGCAAAAGGCTATGACGGAGATGTGTTGATTAAAGCCTATGAGAATGAAAAATCAAAGACTCCTGCGGCGATCATGCAGAGTTCGGTCACGGATGCAATAAAGGATGAGATATTGGATAGAGAGATTTACAATTATGCAATGGTCTATCAGTCGTTGTTCACATCAAATCTAAGAGTGAATTTTGCCGCCGCACCGGAAGAAACGGAGGAAACCACATGAGAACCTATTTTTTTGACACAGAGTTTACTGGTTTGCGTAAGGACACAACTCTTATCAGCATAGGAATTGTCTCAGACACAGGAGATAGGTTCTATGCAGAGTTGACGGACTATGATGAGGGTATGTGTGATGAATGGATTGAGAAGAATGTTCTCGATCATTTGGTTTTGAGTGGCAATGCGGAGTTAGAAGAAAGTCTGGCAGCCGACAATAAAACAACGACTGTAATCGGCAGTAAGGCAGATGTTTGTTGCGAACTTATGGAATGGCTTGAAATGGACGCTAATTTTGACAGTGATTATGCTGCGGTATTCGTTTCAGATGTCTCGCATTACGATATGGTGTTATTGATTGACTTATTGGCAGGAAACGCTATGAAGTTGCCTGAGTTTATTACACCGGCTTGTCACGACATCAATCAGGACATTGCAACGATGCTTGATATTTCAGAAAAGGCAGCTTTTGACATTTCGAGAGAGCAGTTACTTACGGACAGAGGAATTGCTTTGCCGAAAGGTCAGAAACACAATGCACTCTACGATGCGGAGGTTATCAAGGCAATCTATGATGATTTCTATGTGGGGGGGGTAATTAAGGAGGCCACGAATGGATAAGGGACAGATTTTATGCGATTACAGGACTGCGAAGAATCACAAAAAGCAGATCCCCATTCTGGCAGAACTTAATGCCTGCAGTAAAGAAGAAATCATTGATATTCTTACGGAGGGTGGCTACACACGGACATTCAATACCAACGGCGTTGATATATCCGTAAAACGGAAAGAAATTGAGGACAGATATGCCAATGAGGATGATGTAGCCACTCTTGCCATGGCATATCACATCTCAAAGAAAGCAATCAGGACATTACTCAATGTACCTGAGACGGAGGATGATAAACCTATGGAAAGTAAAGATACCCAAACGTGCAAAGAAACCATTAACAGACTGCATGAGGAATTGAATGAGGCAAACGATAAAATCCTCTCTCTGACAAAACAGTTGGACGGAGAGAGAAACGATAACACCGCCTTGAAAGAACAGATGGCGAGCATGGAGGCAGAAATAAAAGAACTGAAATCTCATGCGGCGGAAAGTGACAGTTTTTACAGCAGATACCAGGACCAGTGTATCAAAATCAATCAGCTCAATACAACCATTGATGTTCTGATTGACAAGATCAATCTGTTAAAGGCGGTGTACGCATGAAAGATAACGGAATTGAGGTAAGAGTAGCTGACTACTGTGCTTTCTGTGGAGACTTTGAGCCGGACGTTGAGAAAATAGATGCCTCTTGCGCAGCTGATAAAGTACCGAGAGTTCTGACAACGATCCGGTGCAAGGATGCCAAGAAATGTGCGGTTATCTATGAGAGGGCAAAGGAGGCATTGCGTGAAAAATCAGAGATGGTACAGAGTAACATTTGAGACCTTGGAAAGGAAACCAATCAGGAGAACCGTTGAGGTGCTTAGCACGGACAGTGTTCATGCGTCCGCTCTGGTGTATTCTCAGTTTGGCGGCAGCAAGAAAATCAAAGTGAAGTCCGCAAAGAAAGCAAAGGAGAGAGAATGATGGATAATTTGAACTTGAAACCGCAGTCCCCGGATGAAGTAAAAACCATGATGTGGACTGGGGAAAATCAGCGTGAAATGTTCGATCTGCTTACTTGCGGCAAGAAAATTGATGATTATATGACTGCCAGTGGAGAGAACTTTTTCATAGACCATAGCACCGTAAAAGGTGGGTTGGTGATCGTTACCAACATAGGAAATCAGTGCGGATGCAAAATACCGGTAAAGATAGGGGATTATGTGTGCGGTCGCAGATATGGAGATAAATGGTGCTTTTCCGTTGCAGACGGTACGGCTTTCGAGAACAATACTTGTGGAACTCTTGAAAAGAGAGATGGGAAAGAAAAACCGATAGACATATTCAAAAACCAAGAGCAGTTAGAAGAGTGCCTGAGAGAGTGGCAACACAGATTATTCCTTGATGGGTGGCTAATACTGGCACATGTTAAGGATAAGATTATGAACCCTAATGGAGAAGAGGTAATTGACGCTTCCGGATATAACACATTCATATTTGAATCCAGTCAGGCAAACATCCAGTTACTCAGCGATGAATCTTACAAAGAGAACAATACATTGTTCAAACACTGCATGGAAAAGGATCTTGTGCATGAACTTTTGCATTGCAAGTACGATTGGATGGGATGCCAGGGTGGAACCTATGAGGGCGTGTATCTGGATGCGACCGAACGCCAGAAGCTAGAGGAAATGGCAAAGAGTCTTATCATGGCAAAATATGGTGTCGGTTATGATTACTTCATGTGAGGTGCAATATGACAACGGTGGTGGTCTATAAGACCGATACAAAAGAAGTTCTGGCAGCTATTCCGATGGACGGCGGAGATGCCGTCTGCCGGAATGATGTGGAATTTCAGATTTACAACGGAACAGAACCGATCTTTACGGAAGTTCCCGGAGGGATAGTTCTGGCAGAAAACAAATTTATGCTAAAGATGGAGGACAAGAACAATGAAAAATAAAGGAACATGGATTATTGTCGGCATTGTAGTCGCATTTGTATTACTGATTGCAGGAATTTTCGTAACAACGAACAACAGAGCCATTTCGTTAGAGGAACAGGTTCTTACGGCAGACTCCGATGTGCAGACGCAGGAGAAACGTAGAGCCGATCTCATCTACAATCTGGCAGACTGCGTAAAAGAATATGATAAGCATGAGGCAGATACGCTTTTGGCAGTTGTTGACGCAAGGAACAATGGCGGTGTGGATATTGAGAATGTCACAACTTCCATTGCTGCGGTTGCGGAGCAGTACCCGGAACTGAAATCGAATGAAAATTATAAAGAGCTTATGAATGAATTGGCTACGACTGAAAATCTGATTGCACAGTACAGACAGTCCTATAACAATGAAGTCCGGGCATACAAGAAATATGTGCGTAAGTTCCCTCATAAGCAGATCTTAGGAATGATGGGATATGAGGTTATCAATTATTCATATCTGGAATACAGCACAGAGGACAGGCAGCCGGTAAGCAATCTGTTTGGAGAATAAGCCTATGAGAAAATGGAGTACGATAATCTACTCCGGCAGTGGTTGGGATTTGACGGTGCGAGAACTCATGTTTAGCATCGCCATTATCCTTGTCATGCTCACTGGTGGATTTTTCATCAGCGAAAAGATTTCTTCCTCATGCGACAACAAAAATGAGGAATATTATCAGGCAATTAAGATCGATAATGACGCAGAACAGTTCCAGTATGGAATGAGAACCAATGTAGGCAATGCGTTTGTAAAAGGAACTCTGTCGGTTGTAGATCCGGTTACTGACTCTGATATTGATGGCGAATATGCCTACATAGAAGTCAGAGAGGAACATTACAACCAACACACCAGACAGGTAGCCCATACGACAACGATAAATGGAAAATCCCACACATATTACACAACGGAAACTTACTATTCGTGGGATTATTACGACAGTTGGGAAAAACATAGCGAAAAGGTATCATTTCTTGGCGTTGAATTTCCATACGGCACAATATCCATGCCGGGAGACTATCATATAGACACACAGAAGAAATCAAGCCGTGTGCGATATAAGTATTATGTCATAGACACTGCCTACGATGGTGTCATTTATACAGAACTGAAAGATAACACGATAAGCAATGGCAGCACGTTCATTCAGACTGATACGTTAGATAGTGCTGTGGATTACATGGTAAGCAGCAGTACGGCGATGATAGTCGGATTCTGGATGCTATGGATTGTCTTTATAGGGGCGGCGGTATACGGATTCTGCTATTTGGATAACAGATGGTTGGAGGATGAGTAATGTTTATAGTAAATCAGGATAGAAATACGACAATCAACATGGGAAATGTGAAAGAAATTTCATTGCATGGGAAACAAATCTTTGCAGACGATACCGTAATTGGTAAGTACGGAACGAAAGAAAGAACAGATCAGGTCTACAATGAAATGCTGCAAACCCTATTTTCCCCATACATGATGTTGAAAGATGCAGAGTTGCCGCCGGACGCAATGAAAAACTTTGCAAACGGAAATGTGATTCTGCTGAAAAGTGCGGACAGAGAGCCTGACGTGAAGTTTTATGACAATGGATTATATTATATGCCGGAGGAATAGAGATGAAAGATTTGATTTTTGCACTTATATGGTTTGTGGTACTGGGAATTTATATCTTTGTGAGTTGGAAAGATGCAAAGTCCAACAACGATGTGAAAAAGGAAATCACACAGATGAATGAACTGCTCTTAGAACAGAACACACAGCTCAGAAAGCAGAACGATCATCTGAATATGGTTATCTTGAGTGTTTGCAGTAAGAGTGTGAGAGATCGTAAAAATGCGGAGGGAGGAAAAGATGCGCAGACAGAGACGGGCGGTAAACAGACCACATTGGAGAAAGAGACCGGAACGGAGAATGAGACCGCAGCCGCAGATAGAGGAACCTCTGTTTCGAGTGAGGTATGATGAAAGACCGATAGAAAGATATGCCGAGTGCATGGAGATGGATATATTCAATGCAGGACGTGATGGTGCAACAGAATATGTTCATGGAAAATTGGCAAGCAGAATAGGGTTAAAACTTGCCGACGAGGGTTTTATCAAATTTGAAACAAACGAAAATCCGGCGCGTCGTGGCATTATAATCCGTGCGTCAGTAAATGTGGTAAAACCTTAAATATTACAGAGCCGTGTAGAGCCGTGAGAAAGGATGAATTTTCATGGCTCAACACGAACTATCGAATAAAGAGATTATCGTAAGGCTTCTGAAAAGCGATCTGAGTGACTATGACAATCTTCTGTCCTTACTCGGAATGGCAAATGAGGTTATCCGGGAAGATAAAGAACTTTCACGGAAATTAGCGAATAAGGTCAGATTCCTTGCACTGAGACTATGTGCAACAGGAGATATTAAATATTACGATTTGTACAATAAGGCTCTTTTGTTCTTGGCACAGGAACATAAGGATTTTGACTCTTATCTGCTTTATGTGGAAAAGAACAGAGATCCCGAGGACAGATACTATCAGCCACGAAGAAATAAGATTTATTGGCTTGTACAGAAGATGCAGAGGCTTATTGATGATGAGTTGGATATTCTATCAATATCAATGCCTCCTGGCACCGGCAAGACCACGCTGGGAGAGTTTTTTATATCGTTTGTAATGGGGCATTATCCAAACACACCAAACCTTATGTCCTCACATTCTGGATTTATGACGAGAATGTTCTATGATGCCGTTCTCAACATAATTACCAGTAATGAATATTGTTGGAGCGATGTGTTCCCGGACATTGTATTTGAGGGAAACAATGCAAAAGAAGAGACAATAAACCTTGGAAGATGGCAACCGTTTAAGACACTGACCTGCAGACCAATCAGAGGTTCCCTTACCGGTGTTACCCGTTGTGAGGGATTTCTGTATGTGGATGATTTGGTTTCCGGTATCGAAGAGGCTCTGTCTATTGATCGTCTGGATAAGTTGTACGGAGAGTACACCACAGACCTTAAATCTCGTAAAAAGAAGAAAGCAAAAGAGATCCACATTGCAACCCGATGGAGCGTGCATGATGTTATTGGCCGGCTTGAAAGAATGTATGAGGGCAATCCGAGGGCAGAGTTCATTGCTGTTCCAGATATTGATCCTCAGACCGGAAAAAGCAACTTTGATTACGATTATGATGTTGGATTCGATGAGAAATACTTCCACGATATGGAAATGTCGATGGACGATGTTTCATATCGCTGCTTGTATAAGAGCGATCCGATTGAGAGAGAGGGTATTCTGTATCATCCAACAGAATTGCAGAGATATATCGGAGGACTGCCGGACAGAGAACCGGATTCTATATTGGCAATCTGCGATACCAAGGACACCGGTACAGACTACAACTTCCTCGGAGTTTTCTATCAGTACGGAGACAGATACTATCTGGAAGATTTGGTATTCAAAAACATCGACCCTGGGACCTTGGACGAACTCAACTCAGATATGCTTGTTAAGCATCATGTACAGCAGGCACAGTTCGAGAGCAACAAAGAGGGTAGCAGAACCGCAAATGAGGTTGAGAGACTTGTTAAAGCCAAAGGCGGCAGATGCCATATTACGAAGAAATACACTACTCAGAACAAAGAGACCAAGATCATCGTCAATTCTTCATGGGTTAAGGAACACGTCATATTCAAGGATATTACAGAATATGAGCCTAAGAGTGATTACGGTGTGATGATGTCATTCCTTTGCAGTTATACACAGCTCGGAAAGAATAAACATGATGATGCGCCGGACACTCTGGCAATGTTCGCCCAGTTTGTAGATGCTCTTCTTGGCGGAGAGGGACAGGTAGTAAAGAGAAGTGACTTAGGAATATAGAAAGGGATAGCATGGGACAATATAGTTTCGCCACCAACTTGAAAAAAGAAAGAACGAATAGGGGAATTACACAACACGAACTTGCAACGGGCGTTCATGTGGCACAGAATACCGTGAGCGATTGGGAACAATGCAAAAGTTATCCGTCAATCGACAAGATATACGATATAGCAAATTTTCTCAAAATTCCTGTAAGCAAGTTGATTTCTGATGTTCAGAAAAATGGTTGTAAAGCCGACTGCACACAGAAAAACAAATTTTTTTGAAAATTTTGTTTATTCCACTTGACAAAGAATGTTTAGTACGCTATACTACGGCCATACCAAGTGACACGGACATAAGTTAAGCGGAGTGAACACAAGGTATTTGGCATTAAAGTTTCTCTTAACCATTACGGCACAGCAACAGTGCCGTAATATGGGAAGTAAGCTAACTCGGTAGAAGCGATGGACTGAAAATCCATAGGAGTTGGTTCGACACCAACACTTCCCACTTAGGAATTGTTGTTCCCCGACAGCAATCCCACATCGGAGGGTTCACACTTATGATGAACCTCCGAAACCTCACATGGAATCTCCCAAAGTGTGAGGTATGGACCATTAGCTCAGTTGGTTAGAGCATCCGGCTCATAACCGGACGGTCTGGGGTTCGAGTCCCTGATGGTCCACGCATGGCAATCCGGCACGAAACTATAAATATAGCCATGGCAGTGAAGCTACGCCAAGATACACCGGAGGAAGTAAGGCGGCTGAGTGCGGCGGTGCAGTGCAGAAACGGTATGACTACCGCATGACCGTGACGGCTACCAGAGGTAGCAGACAAGAGAGGATGCAAAAAGATGTATATTCCTGAATTTTGGTGCGGTGTTGCCGCAACGATAATCACAGAAGTAATAATTGCAATCGCATATTCCATATATGCAGACCACAAGAAAGGAGGCAAGAAGTAATGAACAAAGCTGAATTAGTACAGGCTATGGCTGATGAAGCCGGACTTTCTAAGAGTGATGCTGAAAAGGCGCTCAACGCATTTGTGGAAGTTGTCGGCGGAGAACTTGGCAAAGGTGGAAAAGTGCAGTTGGTCGGTTTCGGAACATTTGAAGTGACTGAGCGTGCTGCCAGAGTTGGCAAGAATCCACAGAACGGTAAAGAGATTTCCATTCCGGCTTGCAAAGCACCTAAGTTCAAAGCTGGTAAAGCACTGAAAGATGAAGTGAATCGCTAAATGATCGGAGCGAACTTGGTGTAGTGTGGTGGTTCGATTCCACCTGTGGGTGTAGCTCTAGCGATTAAGATTCCCACCGCTTCTTTCCTAATGTTCTTGGCGATACAAAGAAAATTCAGGGCGAACGGCAACGATTGGTGGTGTTGCGGCGGACTGTAAATCCGTTCCCTCGTGGTAAACATTGGAGGTTCAATTCCTCTTTCGCCCATTTCGGTGTAATGAGCCGAGAAAGTAATCTTGCAAGAAAAAATCAATATCAGGAACCCGTTTACGCTTGTGCGGTTAATTGCCTTTCGGTAAAAAGGAACGCTCCTCTGTTCGATTAGTCAAGCGGTCAAGATACCACCTTTTCACGGTGGGGACGGGAGTTCGATTCTCCCATCGAACATTTCAACTGAGAATAACGCTGACTGTTTATAGTTGGTTTAGTGTTCCGGCTGAAAAGTATTGGCGAAAGCCGTGGTAAGCAATCATTAAATAGGGAGATTGCAATGCTCACTGAGAGGCTTATGTGAGTAGTCTGGGAAAGCCGACAGGACTTAAAATTGGAGAGCTTGCGTAAGTCACGCTAAAGACCACTGTTGCAACGGTGCCTACGATAGCATAACTGGAAATGCCACGGACACCATGCCGGGGAAAGTGGGGTTCAACTCCCCACCGTAGGACGAGCGGATTTCTTAACTGATTTTCTTAGTCCGGCTTTAACAGGAAAGAAAATTGGCGGTGGCGAGGTTCCGGTGATCACCAAGTGCTTTTTCATTACCAAGAGTTTTTAAGAAAAACTCCGGTGCGGAAAATTTACTGCTTAGAGTGCACGAGCGTTACAGCGATTTAAGCGGCGGTGGAAACTTCCGAGAAAGACCTGATTATAGATGTGCGTGAGCCGTAACCAATCGAGCCGTCATGCTTAGTCAGGCGCAGAGGAATGTAGTAGAGGCGGAGAACTGCGATAACAACGTACATCCGAGGTAAGGCGATAAAGAGTTGGACTCGCCAGAGGTTCTTTGAGTATGTAGTCGGTGGATTATGAGAACCATGTGGAGGGGTGTAAGGTCCGAGAACCACATTAAAAAATGAAATACCTTTGTTGGCAACTGTCTTACACGTTGCATCGGTTCGGTAGTGGCAACCATCCAAGCTGCCGCCGGACTGCATTGGGGTATAGCTCAGATGGATAGAGCACAACACTACGGATGTTGGTTAGCGCAGGTTCGAGTCCTGTTACTCCAATAATGGCTTGTAGCTCAGTGGTAGAGCGTCTGACTGTTAATCAGAATGTCGTGGGTTCGATCCCCACCTTGCCAGTTGGAGACACTTGACTTACTCTTTCAAAGCACTCCATAAAAAGGTTACGAAAGGGCGTTTACGACCGGCGGATAGAGGAGCTCCGACTTGTACGTTACCAAGGGAAAACTACTCTGCCGTGTGTCCGGTTGGTCGAGGGTGCGGTCTTGAAAACCGTCTGGATGTAAAAGTCTCTGGGGTTCAAATCCCTAACACGGCGTTTATATGGCTCTATGGTATAAAGGTTATTACGCCCGACTGTCTATCGGAAAATTTGGGTTCGATTCCCAATAGAGTCGTTATGGTGCATTGCCGTAATGGTAGCGGAGTGGCTTGCTAAGCCATCCGGCAGAAATGCCGTATAGGTTCGATTCCTATATGCACCGCTATGAGGCCGTATTCCACCGGTGGAGGAGGTCTCAGAATTTGGAGTTGCCGGAATAGGTAGACGGATAATCATAGTAAAGGAATGGGGTAGGCGAGAGGTAGGTGCGAGGACAAGCCACAGAAACAGCCGTAATCCTACCGCCCCAATAAACTACTGAAAATCATAACTATTGTACCGAGTACCAACAGCGAAAGGTGTGGCTAACAGTAGCATAGTTCCATAGTGGGTGCAAATCCCATTACTCCAAAGCCGTCCTGACTTCGGACGCTAAACCAGTTGGGGTTAGAGAGATTACCCGAAAGATAGTTCCTATTGGCATACCCGGTGGTTAGGGTGTATCACAGCAAACCATAGTGAGTGTACGGAAATATTTAATCAAGTCCACCGTTCAGGATGTCGGCTGTGTGACGGTTAAGAGTGATTATGCGAGAAATACGACATAGCAGAAAACTCGGAGGTTCTTGTGGGGCGAAGAACCATTATGGCGGAGTGGAGCAGTGGTAGCTTGCCGGGTTCATGCCCCGGAGGTCACAGGTTCAAATCCTGTCTCCGCAATCTTGCGTGGTAGTTCAACGGAGAGAACATTATGAGCGGTTGTCATGCTTCATGTGACACGGACAGCAATAATTCTTTTTTCGATGGTAACGAAGAGATGATGGTTCGATTCCATCCCACGCAACTCATACGGTGTCTCAAAGCAAAAGTAACCAGAGACTTAATGATTCGCGGCTAGGTGTGAAAGCCGAGGACACGGAATGTTAATTTGCCCTAAGCGAAGAGATTGTGAGATGAAACACACAAATAATCAGAACGCCGTATAAAACAGAATATGGAGAGGTGGCGGAACTGGTAGACGCAATTTACATTGTGAAAACGTATCATTTCTGTGATACAAACAGCAAACAACACACTAGGGAATAAATGTAGTGTAGGTTCAAATCCTACCCTCTCCAATCAAGGCGATGGCGCAAATGTCCTTATAAATCAAGAAGATGCGCCAATTACATGAGTGAGGTAGCTCAGTTGGTAGAGCACGAAAGAAAAATGGATCATGTTTGTGATCCAAACAGCAATCTTTCATTCCATGCTAAGGACGTTGTCGGCGGTTCGAGTCCGTCCCTCACTCTATATGGCGATGTGGTGCAAAGGGAACACAGCAGCTCTGTTAAGAAGAATGTCATGTTAGTGGCATAACCAGCAAACTCCTTTCAATAACAATCCCAAGCTGCGGATAGGGGTTCGATTCCTCTCATCGTCTCTGCCCCGATTGCCGGTTATGGTAAACCGGATGGAACATGGTTGACAGGAGTGTTCCTTACAGCAATCGAGCATACGGGTTCAAGTCCTGTCGGGGCAATTAAGTGACGCTTACAGCAATCTTTCAAAACAGAAAATTCCATTTACAATATTTTCCCGTTTGAAGCAGCGTCATGTAAAAAGAAAGAGGTTGCCTATGAACCGAAAAGAAGATTATAGGGATATGGAAAAGTATCATAAGGCGTGTCAGAGGCAGCATAGGCGATATTACAGCAAAACGTCATTTCTATATCCGTCTCATCCGTGGACTGCGGAGGAAGATGCACTGGTAATCAAACATGAGATTACCGATTCTAAACTGTCTGAGAAGATTGGTCGTTCTGTCGGAGCGATACATAACAGGCGGTATGAACTTAAAAAGTTAGCCAGATAGGCATAAAACTTTACATGGGACACTTACAGCAACCATTTTGGATATGACTGTTAATCATAAACCCCAATAGTGTCCTGACAATGAAACGGTAAACAATTTTATAGGGACTCCTACAGCAATCACAATGGTTAAAGCAAATGTCTAAAAAACAATGTGAAACGGTTCAATTCCGTAAATGAGAGTCCTGGAAAGGTAGGAAAACATGAGCTTTGCAGATGCAATGAGAGAAGAGGGTAGATTTACCCGGACTGAAAACGGTGCAGTGGCACTGAATACTTCTGGCGATGCCAGATTAGATCTGTTTGGTACAATCGGATCGCTGAGAGAGGCTGATGAGAACAGAATTACCACTCTGTTTGCGGAGGCATACGCACAGGACAAACTCTTTGCTACAAAGATTGCGTTCTATGCAAGAGACATTCGTGGCGGTCTTGGAGAGAGAATGACTTTCAGAACCATTATCCGTTATATGGCAGAGAAACACCCAGAAGCACTCAGACCGAACCTTGATTTGGTTGGCGTGTTCGGGAGATATGATGATCTGTATGAGCTTATCGGTACTCCATTGGAGGACGATATGTGGGCGGCAATGAAGAAACAGTTTGAGGAAGATTTACAGAACCTCAATGCCGGAAATGCAATTTCTTTACTTGCAAAATGGATTAAGACCGCAGATGCAAGCAGCTCTGCCACAAGAAAGCTCGGAATCCTTACGGCGCAGAAATTAGGCTATCCGGTCTACAATTTCAAGAGAATCGTCCGTAGTATGAGAAAACAGATCGGTGTCGTTGAAAGTCTTATGTCAGCCGGAAGATGGGATGAAATCAAATACCCGGAAGTTCCGAGCCGTGCAATGATGATTTACCGCAAGGCATTTATGAAACATGATGCTGAGAGATTTGGAGAGTTTATCAGCAAAGCAGAAAAGGGAGAGGTAAAGATCAATGCCTCAACACTATTCCCTTACGATATTGTTGAGAAGATCCTTTACGGCAGAGAGAGCAACAAGGTACTTGAAGCCCAGTGGAAAGCCTTGCCGGATTATGTGGAGAAAGGAACAAACGCTTTAGTTATGGCGGATGTGTCCGGTTCCATGAGAGGCAGACCTATGGCAACATCAATCGGTCTTGCAATCTATTTTGCAGAGAGAAATGTGGGTGCATACCACAATCTGTTTATGACATTCTCTGACAGACCAGAGACGGTTATTCTGAGGGGAGAAACCCTTGAACAGAAGATCCGCAACGTAAGCAGAGCAAATTGGGATAATAACACAGACCTTAAAGCTGCTTTTGAGAGGGTTCTTGAAATTGCGAAAAAACACAATACTCCGCAGGAGGAAATGCCGAAAGCAATCGTTGTCATATCAGACATGGAAATTGACTGTTGTGGAAACCGTGAGTGGTCTTTCTATGACAAGATGGCAAATAAGTTCCGCAAGGCTGGTTATGTAATCCCGAACATTATCTTCTGGAATGTGAATAGCAGACACGATGTATTCCATGCAGATCACAACCGTAAAGGCGTGCAGCTTGCAAGCGGACAGTCCGTGACGGTATTCAAACAGATCCTGCAGAACCTTGGCTACAATCCGGTTGAGGCGATGGAGAACACAATCAATTCTGAGAGATATGATTGCATCACAGTAGAATAAGTCAGGAAACAGTAGGTGGCGGTCGGAATGACTACCACCTATTTTTTATGGAGAAATAAATGGTTAATAGAAAAGATAAAGAACCGAACATAAACAATTATAAGTGCGATTACTACGAAAAAGATATGGGGATTTGCGGGTATGGTTTTGGAGATTGCGGAACAGATGGTAAATACAGCTATGATGCTGAATGTGGTACTGTCTGTTTTAAGTCACTGAAATACGAAAAAGATTTGGCAGAATATTTGAAAATTATTTGAAGCATATATTTGGAGGTTAGAATGGTAAAGAAAAGGACTATCTACACAGCATCAGACGGAAAAGAGTTTGATAATGAGAAAGAAGCGGAAGAACACGATAAAAAGGTAATACGAGAATCAATCAAGGTTTACAAGGTGTACTACAATCCAGATTTGAATGAGGGCAGAGGATATGGCGATCATGGATATGTGTACGTTCATGCAAATAAGTATCACGAACAGTTTTTAGAGTATTTTCTGTGCAAGAGGTTCGGCAACCCGATTTCCTTTGTCATGGGTACTTTTGGTTCAAATGCAATCATGCAGACATATACTTACCTCGAAGTTCCTGAAAGTGATGTGAAAGCTGATAAGATTCTGGCAAGGATAGAAGAGGTCTTTGTAGATAAATTGTGGAATAAGGAGGATAACTGCTATGCACCTTTTTAGATGTAGACATAATTTCAAAGTCATAGAAAGAAGCAATGCCTTACAGCAAGACGATATGGGCTATCCACTGAGATTGTGTATTGTGAAATGTGAAAAATGCGGAAAGACAGAACAACATTGGATTGATGTTGACGAAAAGGCATTAGAAGAATTAAAAACAGGAAAATCGTTTCTACTGAAATGGGAGGATTCAATCAATGGATAAATACCTGAGTGTAATAACGAACTTTGGCTGCCACGGCAGATGCCATTACTGCATAGTCCGGGAAAATGGAATTAAAGTTCCAAAATCCACGGTGGACGGTCTGGATAAACTGGAAGATGCCATTACATTGACCGGAGCGAATATCGTATCTATCTCCGGCGGTGGAGATCCGCTTTACCGGTATAGTGACAATCCTCTTGTACCGATGTATCTCGGCATGGTTATGGGTATCTGCATTAAAGCCGGTATTCCAATGGAAATGCACACGAGCTACACAGAGTCGGAGTTTCCGTACCATTTCTGCAAAAGAGTGGTGTATCATCTGCAATCCGTTGAAGATTTGGAATATGTGGAGAGACACGGAACGGAAATTGTGAGAGTTGTGTTCGTTGCAACAGAAAAATTATCGAAAGAGGATATTACCAAGATTTCAGACTTTGTTCATTCCTCAGACCAGATAGATGAACTCAGTTTCCGGCAGATGGTTAATGAACGGTACGAGACAGAGTATTACAACCATGATTTCCTGAAAGCCGGTCACGAAAAAGGATTGTGGCATTACATCCGGCAGAAAGATTACAACATCTACTACGCTGAGAACAGGATCTACACGAAGTTCTCAGAGATAGGAGAGGACTATGGCAGAACAGAAATATAAATTCCAGTTGACGTGCAAATCAAAGATATTCGGAATAAAAACTTGTGAGATGAGATTGGAAACTGGAGAACTGCTTACCTATATGCCTGTCCCGGACGGCGTTAGATTTTGTTTTGACACGATTAAACGATTCTATGAAAGCGAAGAGGGACAGAAGATTATCAAGAAAAGGATGGCAAACCGATAAGATGAAAATAACAAAAACGACTGTACGAGAATATGAGATTTGCGATTGCGCTAAGTGGAGGCAAACTATCGGAGAAACATTGGCGTTCAGAGAATCACGTGGAATCAAGAACCGAGGTTTGGATAAATGTTTCGTATGCGGATATAAGTTTGGAAATGAAGAATATCCGTATCTTGCATTGATTAAAAATTACAAAAATCAGTTTATATGTGAAAAGTGTGCAGAAAAGGTAAATCCAGACAGAGTAAGGAGTGAAACGGGAAATGATGAGAAAACTGTATAACCTGTGGATCAGATACAAAACAAAGAATTTCACAAAGATACCCCTCTTTACCATGGTATTTGATTACCAGAAGTTCAGAGAGAATGGCAAGGGCAAGAGCTGCGTTCTGTATGCCATACACCCGGATATTGTCACAGATGAATTTCTGAAAGGCAAATTACAGGAATGTGTTGATTACATCCGGGATAACTACGATATGGAACGATTCACTGAGATATGATAGGGAGGGTGCTATGCAAACAAACGAATATTATTTGTGCAAGGATTTGATTGGCAACATCGACTCCATAACATCTTCCGCAAAGCAGACAATAGATAGCATAGAGGCATACAACGAAAATTCAAAAACAGGTGCCACAGCAAAATTCTCTATATACGCAGACGGAAATACCACTTCCACATCTCTCAGCGCAGATGAAACCAATGTCGTTACTGCGATAATTTTGGAAAGCTACGCAACCGCCATAAAGGAAAGCAGAGATAGAATTGTTGAAATCATAGATAAAGATTACAGAACGATTTTGAATGAGATTGGAAAACTGAGAAGTAAAGGCAAACGGAGGAAGTGATAATTGAGAAAAAGATTGAACAGATTTTTCCGCACCAAGGCGAACCACCACACCCTCAGAAGAGGACACCGGTTCAGAATATACATGATTTTTGTACGATTGACTGATGAGAGAAAAGGAGAAAGATAATGGCTAAAGAAAATTACATGATTGGGCTTACGGACGCACAGAAAAGAGCAACAATGTGTCTGGACGATATTCAGGATGTTTGCATTAAGCATAAGCTCAACCTTACCATTCTGGACGATGGCATTGGATTTGTGGATCCTAAAGACAATAAAATTGTCATGGTATGGAGACCGAAGTACAAACCGATACCGCCGGAAACACCACTTACGCAGAAACCGTCCGGTGGCAATATGTCCGCTTTCATATTCGGCAGTTCAAAGGGCAGTGGAAGATTCATGGGAAGCAAAAAGAAACACACAATCAGAGGAATGAAACGGAGGTAGGTTGATATGCCAAGTTTTAAATTGAAACCGGAGCACATAAAGATTATGACAGACCTTAATTTTAGAATCTCCATTTTAATAGATTCTAAGGATAGGTATAGACCGGCAATAGATGTTAAAAGACCATTCGGGAACAGCGGCCCCACAACGAATGTGTGTGAAATCATGGGATGGCACTGCGATGAAGAAAGTGGAGAATACGCTGCTGAGGATATTGAAAAAGCCGAAATGCTCATTATCGAGCTTCCAGTTGCTTTGCAGATCGTGATGCAAAACCACACATTTGAACCCGGAGAGTATGAAGTAGGGGAATATTCCTCGGCATACTTCAATTATGTTCACATTCGCAATTATCACGCATTAAAATCTCCTATCGCAGAAATAGAGGAAAAATATAAAGACTGCGATCAAATGGAAAGGTTACATGAAGTTTGTATGAATGTATCTGGCGATAACCCGTGGAAAGTGATTGACGATCTGAAATGGTTTGCCCAGACCGACTTTCTGGCAGATGCAATAGCGGTATTTGAAAAGCATCGAGACGAACAAATCCTTGATGAATGGCTGAAAACACATGGCGGAGAGGATTATTGCAAATATTGTCCTGAAAGCGATGAATGTCCTCATGGAATGGCTTGTTATGGTGGAGAACCTATCGAGCCGTCTTGCTACGGAGCAGATATGAAAGAATTTCTTTACACGGACTCTATTATTGAGGATGCACTGGAGGAAAGATATGGCGAAGAATAACAAACTGATAAATTCCCTGAATGAAATCGCCAGAAGAAACCGCTCACAGAATGTTGCTACTGCGGCAGATCAGATGGTTCCACAGATATATGCTGCGATTGCCATAGCACTTCACAGAACCTATGGATTTGGATATAAGCGTATCAATGATGTGTTCGTAGAATCACAGCATATATGGGAAAGCTATGCCGGAGACGGAGCCGGTATGGTAAAGAAGTGCGAGGAAGAAACAGGAGTTACGGTATGCAGCCCGGAAGAGGCTCAGAGATTGATGGAGGGACAGAATGGGGTGTAACGGAATTTGCGGTACTTGTGTATGGCATGAGAATTTCAACGGCACTACGGACTGGATATGCAGCAACGAGGACAGCGACAGCTACGGAGCAGTCACATCCTATGACGATTACTGCATTGATTACGAACAGAAACAATAAAAAACGAACTCAATTACATCATTTAACTTTCAATTATATCATTTGAAAAGGAATGACTACGTTGAATATCGGCTACACCGATATTTTAATGCGTTATCATTCCTTTTTTGTTAAAATGATGGTGTCTTGGTATAGACGTTGGTGGATTATCCCTTTCTTGATATGGAGTAGTGAACGCTACTCCATATTGGTAAGCCCGGATAGCTCAACTGGCAGAGCATTTGATTTGTAATCAAAAGGTTGTGGGTTCGATTCCCACTCTTGGCTCTTGCCTCTTTCGAGAGGCCATGGATTCCTCCATTATTGTAGGATAGGGCGGTGGCGAGCCGCCCAGTAAAGTTCGGTAGCGCATCTGACTTTTAATCAGACGGTCGTGGGTTCAAATCCCATCCACGCAACTATCCACATACAGAAAGGAACGGCTATATTGGAAACGGAAAACGTATACTGCCCTGTATGTAAGGCGCGGGCAAACCGTGAAAAACTTCTTTTCAAGAAAGCACCCGGAGCATCCGGCACGATTTTTATAAACTGCCGTGGATGTAAGGAAGTAATAAAAATAGAATTAAGCAAAGAGCCTTTGAGCCGGTTAAGTCATAAGTAGACTTGATCGGTTCTTTTGTTTTATTCGGAAAGGGGAAACTTCATGTACGCAAGCAACCGTCCAACTCTCGGTAGACGAATGTTAATGACTGATGAGAGGGAAATTACGAAAGACAATATCATATCGGTTGTATCTAAGGCGTTTATGGAACACCAGGAGAATGTGGCACAGGAAGTTTTTCTTTTTGAGTACGAGAAAGGCAATCAGCCAATTCTTAACCGTGAAAAGAAAATCAGACCGGATCTCAATGCCACAGTCGTAGAAAACAATGCTTCAAAGATTGTGGACGTGCATCTGGGATATTGTTTTTCCAACCCGATCACTTTCGTACAGAGAGCAAAGATAGAACCGACAAAGAAACAGAAGAAAGCCTTATTCGGATTTTTGAGAAAAAAGGATGAGGACGATGGAGAGAATATTGACGATTTGAAGATCGCCATGCTCAATAAAATGATGCAGGAGCAGAGCAAAGCGGCAAAAGATATTGCCCTTGGAAGAAACTTATTTATCTGTGGTGTCGGCTACCAGATGATGCTGCCGAACAGAAATAAGAGCAGATATTCTCCATTTGAACTATTGGTTCCAAGTCCACTTACAACCTTTGTGGTGTACTCAAATGACGCATATAGAGAACCGGTGCTAGGATGCACCTATTCCGTACATGATGATGGAACAATTACTCTTACGGCATACTCAAAGAATTTCTGCTATACCATTGAGCATGAGTTGAACACGACAGACTATCATCTGAAAGAGAATATCGCACCAAACCCACTCCGAAGAATACCGGTCGTTGAATTTTATCTGAATGACCGCATGGGTATTTTTGAAAAGGTTATCCCACTGATGGATGCAATGAATCTTGTGGATTCTGACCGTATCAATGATATTCTGCAACACGTTCAGAGTTTACTCTGGATGCACAACTGCCAGGTAAACGAAGAGGGCAAGAAAAACCTCGTAGACGGCGATGGAGTCATTATGACAAAGAGTACCGGGGACGGCAAGGAAGCAAAGATCACTTACCTCAATCAGACATTGAATGAGAGTGAGGTTCAGAAACTTGTGGATCATCTCAATTCTCAGTTGGAGCAGATTACCTCTACACCATCATGGCAGGAGGCAAGTGGCGGTTCAACCACCGGTGCGATGCAGTTATCCAATGGATGGCAGTGTTTGGAGATTTCCGCTAAGACGGTTGAACAGTTATTCACTGAGCCGGAAATGCAGCTCATTGATTTGGCAATCGAAATCATTAAGACAGATCAGAGACCGTATGACGGTCTGAAAGATATAGAGACGGCAGATGTTGAAATCCGTTTCTGCCGTACAAAAACCTATGATTTGGTGTCTAAGACCAATTCCCTTGTGGCATTGCTTAATGCCGGAGTAGACGGTCTTACATCGTTTAACACTGTTGGACTGTTCACAGATCCACAACAGGCATGGGTTGATAGTAAGCCTATTATTGATGGCATACAGAAGAAACTTGCCTCCAAGGAGGAAAAGACACAGCAACCGAACCCTAACGCATACAAGGATGAAGAGGGGAACGGTGGGGAGAACAACACGGAAAAAGATAAGACAGAGGAATCTAAGCAGCCAAGTAAGACTGCAATGGTAGAAGAATAGGCGGTGTGAACTATGTATAATCCGGTTGAATACTTTGACGAAATGAACATTCTCAAAGACGATAAGCTCCGCCGGAAGAAAACCGCCAAGGAGTTTATAAATGCACTTGTAGACTTCTTTGAAGCACAGTTCCTCAATCTTATTTCCGGCATTTTCCTTTACGAAAAGACGAGTGCTGATTATGAAAATGAACTCATGGATCTCTATTTTGCCATGATGCCTGAATATCAGTACGACACAGAAGTAAGGGAAAAGGCATACAGATTTGCAAAGTATATTCAGGAAGCCACAGAGAGGGCAGTTGCAAATGCCAACGGCAACGATAAATATAAAATATCTCGTATGACCGGTGGCATGATGAATGAAGAGGATGTTCCCAAAAGTGTGAAAAGAATGTTCTCTGATGTTAGAGCTACAGAGATTGCCCTAAATGAGACAAACTGGATATATAACTGGATAAATCATCAGAACCTTGTGGATAAGAAACAGAATACCCACACATGGGTAAGCATGCGTGATGAACGTGTCCGGGTTAGCCACTGGGAGGCGGACGGCCAAACAGTTCCTATTAACGAGCCTTTTATCATCAATGGGTACAAAATGATGTTCCCACTCGATGATAGTATGGGCGCACCGATAGATGAGATCATCAACTGCCGGTGCGTAGAATTATAAATCAGGAGGTAGAAAACCAATGGCAACTGCAAAAAAGACAGCAGCAGACAAGAAAAAGATGGACGATAAGAAGAAAGCAGCTTCAAAGAAATCCGTTTCAAAGAAAGATACTGCCAAGAAAACCGCCAATAAGAAAGCGGCAGCAAAGAAGTCCACAGCAAAGAAAACTGCTACCAAGAAAACAACTGCCAAAAAGGCAGCAAAGAAAAACTAACTGAATACAGTTAGAGCCTATGAGCCGGATGTGATGGAAAATCGTGTCCGGCTCATTTTTTCGGTTACAGAGGGAGTAATTCCTTTCAGATAACGGGTTAGAGAAAACCCTCATCAAACGCATACAACTATTGTCTTGCAGAGACGCAAGTAAAAAAACGCAGAAATTCACACGGAGAGAACCGTTCAAACGCAGGAGGTCAATTATGGCAGATGTAAACAGCACAACAACTCAGAACCAGACACAGCAGCAGTCTCAGACAGCACCGCAGAATCAGCCCACTCAGGCATCCGGTACACAGCAGCAGCCTCAGACAGATAAGCATGAGGAAAACAACTCCGGCGGAGAAGTAACCGTTGAGAGCCTTATGGCACAGCTTGCACAGGAGAAAGCGGCAAATGCGAAACTGAAATCCGATAACGACAAACTTTGTACATCCGAGGGAAATCTTCGCAAACAGCTTAGAGCGAAGCAGACAGCCGAAGAGCAGGAGGCAGAGGCAAAAGCGGAACAGCAGGCTCAGAGAGATGCTTATGTCAAGGAACTGGAAAAATTCAAAGCGGTAGCGGAATCATCGGAGCGTTACTTAGGAATGGGTATGCCGGCTGAAATGGCAAAGGCTACGGCAACAGCAGAGTATGAGGGAAGCATGGATGTTGTTACCGGAAACATCACTAAGTTTATGGCGGAAAGAGACAAACAGAAAGAGTCGGAAATCCGCGCTCAGTATTTGGCTCAGATGCCTACGCCACAGTCTGGAAACGTAGGTCAGGTTGACTATTCAGCACAGATTAAACAGGCAATGGACGCAGGCGATTCACAGGCTGCGATTCTTGCAATATTAAGTCAAAGTGCCGCTAACAATCAGCAGGCATAAATCTAAAGGAGGTAATGAATTATGGCACAGGGCACAGCAACATCATTCGCTGTTCCTAATTTTAGCGGAATGTTATTCGCTAAAGGACAGACAGCAACACCGTTCTCTACTATGATTGGCGCAAGACCTCTTGTAACCAATCATGTAGAGTTTACTTGCGGTCAGGAGTACAACACAGAAACAGGCGAACAGCCGGGGATTTCTGAAACAGCATCCCTTACTGCACCACAGCCGGAAATGGTAACTAGAAGCCAGCTTACCAATGTAACTCAGATCTTCCAGAAATCCGTAGCGATTTCTTACGGAAAGCAGAGTAACATGGGTACACTGCAGGGCATCAATGTGGCCGGTCAGCAGGCAAATCCTATGGACGAGCTTGCATTTCAGGTTTCTCGTAGAATGGCAAAGATCGCACAGGATATTGAGTACACATTCATCAACGGAGAGTACGCAAAGGCAACTACTGATACAGAGGCCAATAAAACAAGAGGACTTCTGACAGCTATCACAACCAACGTACTTGATCTTGCTAAAAAGCCTCTCACATACTGGCTTGTAGCAGAGGGATTAAAGTCCATTCACGATCAGGGCGCAAAGACAGACAACATTGTTCTCGGAGTTGATGCAACTACAATGTTGCAGCTTAACCTTGATGCGCAGCAGAACAACCTTACAATCGTTCCCCTTGGAAGAGAAGTGAACGGTATCAAATTACAGACAGTAGTTACCCCTCTTGGAGAAGTGGCAGTTGCTTTGTTTGATACTATGCCTACCGGTACAGCCGTTCTGTTCGATCCGTCCATCATGGCTCCGGTTCATCAGATGGTTCCTGGCAAGGGCAATTTCTTCCTGGAGCAGCTTGCAAAGACTGGCGCAGGAGAAACATATCAGATTTTCGGACAGATTGGTTTGGATCACGGTCCTGAGTGGATGAGTGCTAAGTTCACAAATATTTCCACAGATCTTCCGAGCAAACTGACAGCAACCACAAAACCGGGGGAATAACAGGTCATACCCTTGACGGTGGTTCCCGTATCGTAGCCGATTCTTCTGTTTCCACATCATCAGATGCGAGCACAGAAGAGACGGTTACTGATGTCACAAAGAAGTATACAGAGGAAGAACTTAATGCTCTGACAGTGGCACAGATTAAGGCTATCGCAACGGAACGTGGGTATGACATGAAAGAAACCGTAAAAGCAAAGCTGATCGCAGAGTTTTTAACTCAGCAAGGGTAAGAAAGTGAGGACGGATTATGGACGCTAAATTGTTGAAAGTCATTTTAGATGATGAAACTCTCACTGACGAACAGATTGCCGTCCTCCTTGTGAAAGCTCAGAAACAGGCTGCAAATCAACACTTTTGGGCGGATGATGATATTCCGACAGAGGCAGAGTTGGAGAGGTTTTATAACCGGTATGAGTTTGAAATCTATGATTTGGCGAAAGCCATAAACTCTGACGATGCGAGGGGCGGACTTGTATCTCACACAGAACTTGGAGTTACCCGGAACTGGGGACAGACAGGCAAGAAAGATATTGAGTTAGCCTTGGCGAAGATCCCACCCAAAACCTATGTCGGTCTGTTAAGGAGGGATGGCAATGCCGAAGCTGAGACTTAAAGACCTCAGATTGAACCAAGTCCCTTTTTATTACCAGACCTATGACGGAACGGTGGATGAAGTGGACGAGGATGGCAACCTTACCGGGGAGAGCATACCGAAGTATTCAAATCCGGTTCGTGTGCTTGCGAGAGTAAGTCCGAACTCAGGAAATGCCGAGGACTCCCCATTTGGTAAAGATATTGTCTACGACAAGACCATATCAACCGTACAGAAATTACCGATTGATGAATACTCAAAACTCTTCATAGATGTGGTTCCTATTCTCAACGAGGACGGTTCCACAGATACAGAACCGGATTATATATGTGTCTGCCCGAAACATGATTTGCAACAGAATCTATGGGCGATACGGAAGATTAAGGGGAATATCCATGCAGGACAAAATAACGATCAATCCCTTTGACCCGGACAGCATAGATGAGGCTATTAAGAAACTGGAAAAGCGGAAAGAGCGTATACACAAATGCGCAGAGAAACTTATACAGAGACTTACAGACCTCGGAGTTGAAAAGGCACAGGAGTTAGTTCCGGTTGATACCGGTACGGCAAGATCTTCCATTATCGGTTATCTGGATGAGGCAGAGGGAGTTGGAATCATAAGTGCCGGAGGGTATTGCAAGTACATTGAGTTTGGTACTGGTGTAAAGGGTAGGGACAACTCCCACCCAAGCGAAGAGTACAAGGCAATAATGAACTGGGCATACAATTCCGGGGCAACAATCTTTACCACGAAAGACGGCAGAGAGGGTTGGTATTATCCGGCTGATGATGGCACATGGCGATTTACAGAGGGTATGCCGTCAAGACCATTCATGTATGAGACGGCGCAATATCTGAGGAAAGAAGCACAAAAAATAGCAAGCGAGGTATTCAAGGATGGTTAAGGACAATGTGAATTTGTATTTTACGAACCTCCTGAAAGACTTGCAGAAACAATACAGCAGTTTGAAAGGAGGACAGGTGTATAAAGCTACACCACCGTCATTCCCCTATATGTATTTCAAACAGATAGGCGGAGACGGAGCGTTATCCACACTTTCAAATACAGAGGACGGTATCAATCTTGGATTGGAAGTCAAATTCTATTCAAACAAATCCGCCTCAGAAGTGCGGAAGTTAGCAAATTCCGCAAGGGAATATATGGTAGGGATTGGATTTCATTGCGACTACTTCTCCCCTGTGGAGAATATAAGCGATACTTCCATTTCACAATTCCTTACTCGGTTCTCAAAATTGGAAACATGATTAACTCCATCGGCTAGGGTCGCTCCCGAAAAGCACTCGCCTGGTGTCTGCCGGTGGTTTTAATAAATTCAAGGCTTTACCTCTTAGGCAAAGGAAAACACAAGGAGGTAGAACGAAGATGGCAAAATGTACAAATGTGACATATCTCATGCACGAGAAAGCAGATGCTCCAGGAACATTTGAGAAGTTGATCGACATTACTGAGTACCCGGATCTCGGCGGAGAAAAGGAAAAACTCGATGTTACAACACTTTCCGATACGAAGAAAAGAACCATTAACGGTATCGAGGACACAGGGGATCTTGCTTTCAAAGCATGGTATGAGAAAGCTGATTACAAGAAACTCTTGGATCTGCAGGAAGCAGGAAAAGTTGATAAATACCAGTTATGGTTTGGAGAAGAGGGTGTTGACGGCAAATGGGAGTGGGCCGGTGTTATGGCAGTATATCCGACAAGCGGATCTTCCAACAATGCGAGAGAAATGTCATTCTCCATTACTGATGAGGGCGAAGAGGCTCTTCATTATGTAACAGCGTGAAAAAGTGAAGCAGCGGCAGGGGAATAGTCCTCTGCCGTACAAATAGGACAGATTAACGAAAGGACGGTTAATAAGTATGATTTTACAGACAGCGAATGGACCTAAAGAGATTAAAGTAGCAGATCTCGATTTTACAAACCTTATGTGTGATCTGGAAGATCACGATGTAGATGTAATGGGACTTCTGGATGATGATACCAGAGAGAACATGAAGATTTTTAAGACAATCAGAGCGATCATCGCAGTCCTTACCGGCACAAAGGATCTTACAAAAGCCGGAAAGATACTGAGCGAACATTTGAAGTACGGTGGTTCCATGGATGAAGTCATGGAAGCCTTTACGGAGGCAATGAAAACCGCGGGTTTTGGCGAGGAAGCCGAGGAACCTCCGAAGAGCGGAGGAAAGAAAACCAAGGCGGCAACAGAGTAGAGGAAATAGATCTCAGTAAATACAAAACATTTACAGAGATTATCAATAAAGTTTGGCTTCCCAACGCTCTCCTTTATGGAGTTTCCTATGAGACCTTTTGGACATTGAACCCTACGAAATTAGAACCATTCCAAAAGAAGAGAGAAATGGAAGCGAAAGAACAGGCCACAGCCTTAGATACGTTGGCGTGGTCCGTTGGTTCGTATGTCGTAGATGCCATGGCAATCTTCCTTGGCAGAAATGCTCCGGCATACCCAAGCCAACCAAGAAGCATGAACAGCACAGAGGACGCACCGCCGGGAGCAAAAATGACGGATGCAGACAGATTCGCTGCCTTTGCCGCAGAACATAATAAGCGATTGAGACAGCGAAGAGAAAAGTAGCTGATTACATGGGGATAGGTTGACGAACCGAAACAGCGCAAGTCCGGCGCAGTTCCCCATGTTTTCTTATTTTACGGACAAACAATACCACCCACGGACAGGGTTTTACGAAGTGAGGTGGCAAAATGCCTGATAACAGAGTAGATAGCATTTTATTGGAAATAGAAGCCACCACTGATAAGGCAGACGGTGGTATTGATAAAGTAACAAAAGCTCTTGCCTCAATGAAGAAAATCACTGAGGGATTAGATACAGAAAAGTTAAAACAGATTCTTGATGTAATGCGTGGTTTCTCCGGCGTTGGAGATGATCTTAAAAATGCCGGAAGTGGTATGAGAAGCATTGCATCATCCATTAAGTCTCTGTCAGGAGTTGATACGGCGAAATTAAAAGAGGTTGCGGCTACTGTAAAGGAAGTCAGCACAGCACTTGGAAACCTCGGATCGAATAATCGCGTCAGCATCAGAATTGATTCCGAGGGGGCACAGAGACGTGTACAGCCTTTGGAGAACGGTCAGCAAGCAACGGCAGCCACAGAAAGCGTTGCGACTGCATCAGAAGAGGCACAGGCAGCAATGAACGGTGCCGCATCAGCGGCAAGTCAGTTGGCACAAGAGGAAAGCAACCTCGGAACTGCCGGACAAAGTGCAGCAGCCGGACAGACAAACTTAAACGAAAGTCTCAATCAGGCAAACACAAATCCGGCTAATAGACGTATTCAGGAACTCATAGACCAGATCAATAAGTACAAAGCCACTGTCAGCGGTATGGAGAGTGGAAAGATACGGTTTGATACCGGTCAGTATGAGGAAGCTGTGAATGGTCTCAGACAGGCACAGGAACAGTTTAAGCAGTTCAAGGAAACGGTTTCACAGTCTCCTAAGAATATGGAGGATGTGGCAAAGTCCATTAAGTCCATAGGGGATGCAGCACAGAAATGTGGACTTGGAACCTTTTCTTCTATATTAAGTGGAATTGCATCAATTCTTCCGGCTATTGAGACTGGCGGCATGGCGGCAAACGCTGGGTTCCAATCTATGGCAGTAGGTCTTGAAGCCGTTCAGGCGGCGATACCGATTATTGGTATTATCCTGACAATCCTTACTGCAATCATCAATGCGGTAAGGCAAGTGGCAAATGCTGTAAAGAACGAGACACAAAAAATCATTTCTGCCGTGAAAACGGTAGTGAACAAAATACGTTCTGGGATTGCTGCAATTATAAACAAATTCAAGGAACTCAAAAAGAGAGTGAGAGAAAGCCTTGGATTTTCAGAAAAACAATCTGGTGCATTTGCAAAGAAACTCGGCTCAATCATCCGACTTGGAACGTTCATGTTATTACGTTCAATGTTTACACACCTATTTGAACTCGTAAAAACAGGATTCGATAACCTTGTTATTTATTCAAAAAGAGCCGGAACAGAGTTTCACAAAAACGTAAATCTGCTCTACAACGATTTGCGACAGCTTGGAGCATCACTGACAACTGCATTTGAGCCAATACTGAATGTAGTTACTCCGATTCTGGATTATCTGATTCAGAAGCTCGTTGCAGCAACAAACGCATTGGCACAGTTCTTCTCAGCACTCACAGGTAAGAAGTTCTATACCAAGGCAATAAAACAGAATAAAGATTATACAGATTCCTTAAATGGTGCTGCAAAGGCGGCAAAGAACCTTACCACCGGTATAGATGAGCTTAACATCCTAAGTGATGATAAAAGCGGCAGTGGAAGCAACAGCGGAGCCGATGGAAGCGGTTATGAAACAGACGAGATTGCGGATAAGTACAAAAATCTTGCACAGATGATTAAGGATGCTTGGGATGAAGCTGATTTCTACGATGTAGGAAGAATGTTCGGGGAGAAACTGAAAGAAGCCCTCGATAACATTCCGTGGGACGGCATCAAAGCATCTCTGAGAAAGATTGCGAAGTGCATTGCGACATTCCTGAATGGTTTCCTTGAAACTCCTGGATTGTTCACATCAATAGGTGTGACAATAGCGCAAGCTATTAACTCTGCATTTGAGTTCGTTGATTCATTTGTAGAAAACTTCCATTGGAGCAGTCTCGGAACGGCAATAGCAGATCTTATCATTGGTGCATTAGATACTCTTGACTGGACTCTGATAAATAAAACCGCAAAGGGACTTGCACAGGGTATCGTAGATGCAATCAACGCTGCCCTGCAGACAGAAGATCTCTGGAAGAAAATTGGAACAGCAATTTCCAATGCAATAAACTCAGCGATTCTATTTGCAAAGACATTCGTTACCGGATTGGATTGGGCTTCACTCGGAACCGCAATCGGCAATCTGCTTGGCAATGCAATAGCCGGAATTGATTATGTTGGCATTGGAGAAACATTCGCTGGTTTTGTAAATGGTGTATTTACTGCCGTACTGAATTTCTCAAAGACTTTCCCATGGAAAGATATTGCTACGAACTTTGCAAACGGTGTCAACACAGCACTGAAAAAACTCGATTGGAATACCATCAAAGATGGTTTCGATACTTTCTGTGAGGGACTTGGAACAAATATAAATACCGCAATTACGAAGATCGACTGGAATCTCGTAGGCACAACGCTTGGCAACAGCATCAAGACACTTTTCAGCGGTCTTGGAAAATTCCTTGCAAATATAGATTTCAAGAAAATCGGAAGTGACTTTGCGAGTGCGATAAACAAGGCAGTTAAGACTATCGACTGGAAAGAAGCCGGAGGCACAATCAATTCCCTTATATCTGGTGTATGCACACTGATTAACACTTTGATAGACGAGGTAGATTGGTACGAACTTCTAAAGGGCGTAGGAACGGCAATGTCCGAGATTGACTGGGACACAATCCTCAAAACAGTCTTTAAGGTATTTGCAGCCAAGTGGACGTTCAAGAATTTGTTCAAATGGGTATCATGGACCGCCATTTGGAACCAGTTGAAAACAAGCATTGTAGAGGGAATATCTAAGAAGTTTGGAATTGGATCTGATGATGGAGAAATAAATACTGTCGGAGAGAAAATAGTCAGTGGCTTGCTTGGTGGAATATCTAAATCCCTTTTGCCGGCACCATTGCAGACAGCGTTGAGTTGTTTCGGAAATGTGACAGATGTTGTCAAAGGAATATTTGGCATAGGTGGTTCATCCGATTCAACCGTATTCAGCACACTTGGAAGCAATCTTGTCACTGCTTTCAATGGAGGCATCGGAAAGAAATTCTCAGACTGCCAAGCAAAAGTTACGGAGTGGGCCGGAAAGGTCAATGACTGGTTCTCGGGTACGAGTTTTGGAAAGATTTGCAAAGAGACTTGGGAAGCCCACGGTCAGAACATCATAACCGGCTTTAAGGACAAGATAGGCAATGCTTATACCACCACGAAAGACAGCATCACGACTTGGGCTGCTAAGGCCAAAGAGTGGTTCAACAATTCATCATTTGGTGGGGTCAACATGGAAACATGGACCGGATATGCAAATGACATTATCTCCGGTTTCAAGACGAAAGTGGGAAATGCCTATACACAGACCAAGGACAATATTACCACATGGGCCTCAAAGGCAAAGGAGTGGTTTAATAGTTCTTCATTCGGCGGAGTGAACAACGGTACATGGACCACCTACGCAAATGATATTATCACTGGTTTCAAAACAAAGGTGGGTAACGCATACACCACTACAAAAGATAACATCACAACCTGGGCGAGCAAAGTTAAGGAATGGTATACGAGCAGCGGCTTTGGAAACATCAATAGCAATACTTGGCAGACCTACGCAAACAATATCATTTCCGGCTTCCGGGAAAAGGTTGGAAACACCTATACCACCACAAAGAACAACATTACTACTTGGGCGAGTAGCCTGAAAGATTGGTTTTCTGGATCTTCATTCGGAAATATCAACAATGCCACATGGACCACTTATGCAGGAAATATCATAACTGGTTTCAGGAACAAAATAGGACTGTCGTACACAAATACGAAAAGCAATATCACAACATGGGCTTCAAACCTCAAAACGTGGTTCTCTGATAGTGGTTTTGGAGGCATCAATAGTTCTAAGTGGAGTACCTATGCAGAGAATATTATTTCCGGCTTCAAAACGAAAATCGGAAACAGTTATACGACTTGTAAGAGCAACATTACAACATGGGCTTCTAATGTAAAAACGTGGTTCACAAATACCTGTTCTTATGACAAGTGGTATGACATTGCAAAAAATGTGGTAGATGGTTTTAAGAACGGTATAGGAAATCTGTACTCTACCTGTAAGAACAACATTGAATCGTGGGGCAGCAGTATTATCTCATGGTTCAAAGACAAGCTGGATATTAACTCTCCGTCCAGAGTATTCAAACGATTAGGTGCATATTCCGTAGAGGGATATAACATCGGCGTAGAGAAAGAGGGAGAGAAAACAAAAGGAATTGTCACTTCCTGGGTAGATTCATTCGCTGATATGGACGTGAACCTCGGAACACGTCTGAAAATCAATGACAGTGCATTGAAAGAATACAGCAACAATTATGGAAGTGATTTCACGAATGAAGCAATCGTGCAGCGTGTGACAAGGGAGGTATCTACAAACGGAACCGTGCAGGCAACGCTTAATTCCGGCGGCGGTCTGAAAGAAGCTATCAAAGAGGCTCTGGATGATCTCGGAATAACAACCGCTGTGAGTGAGATTTCCAAGAACACCAAGACACAGGCTGATAAGAAAGAACAGACGATTGTTGAAATCGGTGGAAAGACAGTTACGGATGCAGTAACCACACAGCGCAATGCCAACGGTTACAGCTTCCAAGGAGCGTAAAGGAGGGATATGGAATGGCTTATATATCAGTAAATGGTTATGACTTTCCCCCTCCTAAACGTGGGGCAAAGCCAACTGTATCTACAATGGTGGATGCCGGAAGAAATGCCAACGGCACGGTCGTAGGGCAGAGAGTTGGGCGAGATCAGTACAAACTCGACACTCTGGAATGGCCGTGGCTGACGGCAGCAGAGTGGAGCCGGATGCTTACGGTGCTGAGTGCGTTTTTCGTATATGTCACTTTTCCGGATCCGGTCACTATGAAAAAAATAACAATAAAGATGTACCCCGGAGATAGGACGGCAGAACCATATTGGATTGACACAGACGGAAATCCAATTACCTATCAGAGTTGCAAAGTAAACCTTATTGATTGTGGAGAGTGATGGTGTATGCAGAAAGTATCAAATGAATACAAGGCAAGCATGAAAAGCTCTCTGAGAGAGCGGTCATACATGATGATTTCATTCGGTCTGGTAAATCAGGAGGCACAGGTCAACGCAACTGTCATGGGAAATAATTTTGCCTATTACTCGAAGCAGACCGGCTTATTCGGTCAGCGAAAAGAGGACACTGTATATGCCACGCTCGAACATGATTTCACAAAGGTTGACGGATCCATGTATTTTCTTCCAAGAGAGAATACATCCGGTAACTACTACGACACCGGTTTGATAAGCAAGCCTCTGATTCCGAAAAGTGGATATGAGCTACTTATCGAACTGAATGTTGTGGCAACAGACATTAAAGGACTGACTATCAATTTTGGAGAGGTATACCCTACACGTTTTGATATTTTGACAAGTAGCGGTCAGCGAATAGAGATTACCGACAATGATATGTCAGAGTTCAGCACAGAACAGGTGTTGGAGAATACCACTTATATCAAATTCATCTTCTATGAGATGAAAAATCCATATTCCAGATTGAGAATATATTCAATCCAGTTAGGTTACGGCCTCGTGTACTATAACGAGGACATTATGGATTCTAAATTAGACAGTTACATATCCCCGATTTGTGAGGATGTTCCACAAATAGATTTCATGGTTAAGTTGCAGAACTACGATCAGTATTTCAACATTGACAATCCGAACTCTGCAATCAACTTTTTGGAGACAGGGCAGGAGATGTATGTCTGGTACGGTTATCAGTTGCCGAACTCAGACGCTATCGAATGGATAAGAGGGGCAAAGTTACAGTGTAGTGCATGGGAAAGCGATGATTACTCGACAACGATAAGGTGTCAGGATCTTTTCAGAAACATGGATGAGGAATATTACAAAGGCTGCTATGCTCCGGCAGGAATCACATATTACCATGCAGCAGAATTGGTCTTTCAGGATGCCGGAATTGAGGAATACTACATTGATCCGTACCTCAAAAAGTCAACCACAAAAAACCCCATACCGAGGGTTAAGCACAAAGAGGCTTTGCAGATTATCGCTAATGCCTGCAGATGTGTTCTTTCACAGAACCGGTACGGCAGACCACAAATTAAATCCTCATTCGCACCGGAGTACGACATAACGTGCAACGGAGAGACAGAGTATTCCCATGTTCGGAATATAAAGAGTGAGACTGCAAAACAGGAGTACGCTTCATTTGCACACAACTACACCACTGTAAATGCAGAAATGTATTATCTCCCGGAGAACCAGAGTAAGGCAGATAAGTATACCGGATATATTTCATTACAGCAGTCCAATAAGGATTGCCTATTTGAAGAAAATCCGATTATCTACATAACTCAGGAAACCGCCTGTATGTACTATGGTTTGCAGTTAATGTTTGGTTCTACACTGCCTGACGGAATTATATTCAGGACTTTCAATGGCGGCAAAAAGGTGGATGAGTATGAGGTAAATTCGGACATTACAAAGAGGCTGATAGTACAACACGATTTTGATGATTTTGATTTGATGGAGATTGAGTTCACAAAGACAAAAGAACCATTCAACCGCATAGTCGTTGATTACTTCTCATTTGGCGATATAACGGATTTTACAATGGAAAGGCAGGATATGACCTCTTCTCCAAAATCAATCAAACAGGAGCTTGTCAAGGCAGTCAGAGTGCCATGCTATTCCTATCAGAAAGGAACTGCGGAAGAAACTCTTATTAGTGAAGAGACGGAGGCAGTAAAGGGAGATATTCAGACGTATTATCTCGGAGATCCGACTTATGGATGCAGAGCTACGTTCAATTCCTCGGCATCAAACGTCAGCATCATAGAAAGTGGAGATTATTATGTGACAGTTAAGTTTCTGATTACTGGCAAGTACCAGTTTGAAATTATAGGACACAGATACAACATTGTTGAGCAGTATGCCGTAAAAACGCTCAATAGCAGAGGAAAGACCATAACATGGAAAAATCCTTTGGTAAGCGATATGGAAACGGCAAACCACTTGGCAGACTGGCTTGGGGATTATTACAACGCCGGTATTGAGTACGAATACAATACCCGTGGAAATCCAGAGATTGATGCGAACGACATTGTTTATCAGGAGAACGCATACCGCCCTGGATTAAAGGTCAATATCTATCGCCACATTGTTAATTTCTCACAGAGTTTATCTGGAAAGGTAATTGCCCGTAGGGTATCAGAAAAATAAGAACAGAAAGGAAGAGGAAAATGAATGGCTATTAAATCCGTACAGGCTATCGTAAATGGTGTGACTACCACACTCACATACGACAGCGAATCAAAGACTTACAAGGCTACGCTTACCGCTCCGGCAAAGTCCTCATACAATCAGTCAGGACATTATTACGGAGTACAGATCATCGCCAAGGATGAGGCCGGCAACACGACTACCGTAAACCAGTCGGATGCCACACTCGGAAGCAAGCTGAGGCTTACGGTAAAAGAGAAAACCGCACCGGTTATCACAATCTCTTCTCCGACAGCATCACAGTTACTTACGAGCAATCAGCCGACAATTTCATTCACAGTCACAGATGATGATTCTGGTGTCAATCCAGATACAATCAAACTGCTTATTGATGGTTCTGAAATATCTGGAATCACAAAGACAAAGACAACGTCCGGTTATTCATGCAGTTATAAACCGTCCACAGCACTTTCAGACGGTTCACACACCGTTGTTGTAAAAGCATCCGACTATGACGGCAATGCAGCTGCTCAAAAGAGTGTTTCATTCAAGATCGATACTGTACCGCCTGAGTTATCAGTTACAAGTCCGGTAAACAAACTCGTCACGAATAAAACCACAGTAACGGTAGCCGGAACTACCAACGATGCAACATCAAGTCCGGTTACGCTGACAATCAACGGCAGTGCAGTAACTGTATATGACGATGGTACTTTCTCAAAGGATATAACCCTGAAAGATGGCTCAAACACCATTACCGTTGTAGCAAAGGACGGAGCCGGAAGAACCACGACCGTCACAAGAACAGTAACCCTCGATACAAAAGCACCGGTTATCTCAGATGTTTCATTGGCACCGAACCCGGCGGATGTCGGAGCAACCTATGTAATTTCTGTTTCGGTAACAGATTAGGCGGTGCGGCATGGCAGCTAACATATTGGTAAGGGACGTTACGATAAGTCCAAACCCCGTGCAGGCAAAGGGGAAATACACAATCTCAGTTTCCATTGAGGAACTGAAAGGCGTTGCATTTGTCGGCAATTATGTTGGCTCCTATGTCAATATATCAGACAAGGAAATTCCTGATAAATTGCCACTGGCATACGTTGGCAATTACACCAAAGGATAGGAGGCGATGAATAATGGCTGATATAGCAAATGTCACAGGAACACTTGACGATAAAGAACTGAATTTTCAGCACTCTATCGGAACCGTATATAAAGCCTCCGCAAGCATAGATGGTTCGGAAAAGGATCATGTAGCCGTATTGACGGCAACGGATTCTGCCGGGAATAGTACAACGGAAACAATGGTTATTTCTATCTCGGGTTCCTGGACCACTCCAAAAACAGATTGGTACGGTTACACAGACGATGATGGGATTTATCACGGAGACCGGTTTAACACGGAGGATTTCAACCGGATAAAGAACAACCTCGCATATCTCAGAGAGATAGCCGTGGCAATGTACCAGGAGTTTTCCATAAATGATCTGGGAGACGATAGGAGCAAAGACCAGTATTTTTATGCGGATGAGATAAATCAGTTGGAAGAAAACATTAAGCTCATAGCTGAAAACACATTTAAGCCGGACATAGGGGAGAACCCCTTATACACAGCGAATGGAAAGATTTTTGATTTCAACGAACTCAACCGCATTGAAAGCCTAATTTTGGATTTATTCAATCAGTTATTAAACCAATACAGAGGTCGGCAGATGCTTACCTTTAACTTTGGCATAAGGAGGGAGGCGTTCTAAGTGGCGTGGGAACGATTAAAGACAGACTACAAGGATGCCGTATGGTCCGGTCTGCGGAAGTTCATACCTATTGATAATGGAGACGGCAGTTATTCCGTAAAAGATGTGACCCAGTACACAGTGTACGATGAATCGTTTTTCGGTGCGTATGATGCCAACCGCATCAATACAGCCGTCAACGCAATCATGGCAGCATTGGAAAACGGAACAGATTTGTATGAGGTATTCACAGAGTTTTTTGAGAACCAGAAAGTTGAGTTTGACAAGAGAGCAAATCTGGATCTCGACTCATTCAATATCTTTCTCGACAATTTGCAGGCAACGGCAAATGCGGATGTTGTGCAGTTAAAGAAAGACTACACATCTGAAATGACAACGTTTGAGAACAATCAGGAAATATTGTTTAATCAATGGTTTTCAATGATTAAAGATCAGTTGTCAGCGGATGCAGCCGGAAAATTACAGAATGAAATCAACGATGTGGAAACCCACATCAGAAACCTTGCAGTGAAGATACATTTCAACGATACCGTTGGAACTGCTGCTGCAATAACTGTACAAAATGTAACATCCGGTAACAAATATACTGTTACAGATTATACTCAGCCTTTGTATCTCACAGAGGCAGGAGAGTACACAATAAGCATTGCGAATGACAACTATATAGTTGCCCCGAAAACATTTTCTATCAGCAATGCGGATCTTATGACACATAAGACTTTCAGAATCATGGACGGCAACGGATTGGCGTTTGTCGATGGTTTTGTAGGAGCCTATGTAAATAAATAACGGAGGTATACAAAATGAGAGATTTCCCTAAGAGACTTGCAACCGCCGAGGACATTAGAAATTGTAAATCCTTGGTGGATGATGGCGCATTTGCAGCAAAAGACCTGTTGGAAGCCATCGAAGATCTTGAAAGCATGAATTATCTTCATTGCCCGGTTCTTGCGGTAGGAGAGGATAAGAAAACTGTTACCATTCACTATTGCGCTGAGGCAAAAGCAAATACAAAGGCGATTGTCGGAAATAAGACGGTAACAATCACAAACGTAACACATGAAGAGGGCGAACCGGATGAGATTATAGGAGAGAAACAGTTGGAAACGACCATTATCTCCACATCCGCTATGGTATCTGTGGATGCAACAGAAATCGCAGTTACCGCACCATACACCATTTACGACAGTCTCGGCATGACGGCCGAAGAACTGAATCAGATTAAGGAGGAATTGGCTAATGAGTAAATTCTACGGTTATGATGAAGCAATGGAAAATGACATTGCGAAGATAACCACCCCGAAACTTGCGCTTATGTCCGATGTCGTTGCATCTGACAAGAAGTTTATTCGCATGGAGAACGGTTCCCTTACTGTTATCGCAGGAGTTTTGATTGCGGTAGGTAATTCTGTTTTTAAGACAGAAAAAACCACTCTTACAGCGAGCAACTTGGACGGAACAGCAACTAAGTTTGAGGTGGGAAAGGACTATTGCATTTATATCTGCGATCCTACCGGTGGAGATGCCACAAACTTTGCCGCAGAACAGTATCGTATTTCCCTTAATACGACATATCCAAACGGTTATACGGCAGTTACATCAAGAAAAATCGGTGGCTTCCATTACGGCGTAGTCAGAAAAACAAATAGTTCCGGTATTCCAATCAGCGCATCAGGCGCGGCATTAGGAAGTGGATGGGAAACAAACGTAGCTGAGGGCATTGTACCTAATTCCGTTTGGACTCTTCTCCACAGGCCTACTTGCGATCCTACCGGAATGGTATTCATAGGACCGTTCTGGGGCGATATTTACCTTTCATCAGATAACGGAGCCAGTGGTTTGCAGAGCAAAAAGGGTGTTGTGCCGATTACTGGAACAGAGGGATTAAACTGGTATATCGCCAATGAAAGAGCTATGAGAGTAGGCAAGAGACTTCCAACCTACGCTGAGTTCTGCAAAGGCGCATACGGTTCTCCACAGGGCGAAGATGGTAACAACACATACGCATGGTCCGCAACTTCCAATACGGCAAGAACCGCCTGCGGAAATGTAAAGAACGCAGTTTCCGCAACGAATGTTCGCGACCTTGTTGGAAACGTATGGAAGTGGCTTGATGAGTTCATTCACGACCCTGCCGGATCAGCATGGAACTGGTATGACGTTATGAGCGGACAGAAAGTTGGCCAGCTTTACATGGCCAACAACACTGGCTTGCACGCGCTCATTGGCGGTGGCGGCTGGAGCAGCGGGTTCGCGGACTGTGGTTTGCAGCAATTATCCGTGGCGCGGAAGCACGAACGTTGGCGTGTGGTGCGTCTGTGACTCGCTGTAAGCTGATGGGGACCGGCGAAAGCCGAGTCCCTTGCAGTTGAAAGGTTGGGTGTAATGGCATACGAAAGCAAATATGAAAATCCCTCCACTCTGAAAATGGACTACGTTCATACAGAGGCACACCAGATGGCCTACGACCTATCGGTATATCTCCATAAGAAAGTGAGAGAAATGCCACATTATGAGAAATTCACTCTCCAAAAGGATATACGAGAATGTATAGACGGAATCATGGATGAGATAGAAGCATACGAGAGGTCAAAGACAATCAGCCATCTTTACACAGCCGACAGGTTGAAAGGAAGATTGGTACGGAAAATCCGATTGGCACATGATCTCAAATATTCTGCAATGAACGACAGAGTATACAAATATTGTGCAACACAGATCGGTATTCTCGGTGCGTATATCGGAGGGTTAATAAACAAGGCACAAAAGGAAAAGAAATCAAAATAAGCAACTATCTTGGGGTAGCTGTTAATTCGCACTGTCGCTCCGTGGCTTGCACGCGCTCATTGGCGGTGGCAACTGGAACAACGGGGTTCACGATGGTTCGCGGACTGTGAATTGCAACAATTATCCGTGGAACGTGAACACGAACATTGGCGTGTGGTGCGTGTGTGACTTGAAAACCATTACAGACACAGAAACCCAAGTGGTTACTGGCAAAGATTTATCTAACATTTTTGATAAGTCAGACGGTTTTCCCGTTCCGGGGCACACCCGGACAAACTAACAAAGGCACCGCCTTTGAGTAGAATATAAAATTTGAAAATTGGTAGGGCAAACAATGAAAACAGAAAAGGGATTGCATGAAAAGATATGCACCTTTGACAATGCCAATACCTCATTCCACCAGGCTGCAAAGTGCAAGCGGTACAGTGAAGAGGTATTGGCGTTTTCTATGTCAAAGGAAGAGGAATTATTGAGGGCAGTGGAAGAACTGCAAACACTTACATATAACCAGGGAAATTATACCGTTTTCAAGGTATGGGAGCCAAAAGAAAGGCTTATCATGGCACTGCCATTCTATGACAGAGTGGTGCAGCACATGATTATAAACGCCATTGGCCCGGTATTTGAGAGGGGATTTTATTACCATTCCTATGCGTGCCGCGAGTGAGGGTAAGGGGATGCACGCCGCCAGTAATCAGTTATACGGGTGGATGTATGAACTTATGGACCGGGACGGGTTGCGGATTTATGCCTTTAAAGGGGATATAAGTAAATATTTTGCATCCATTCCGCATGATGGCCTAAAGGATGAAATCCGGCGGTACATAGGGGACAAGAACGTTTTACGCCTTACGGATGACATTATAGACAGAAACGGTATATTGCCGGACGGCGTGGGCATCCCGGTGGGAAATCTCACAAGTCAGACCTTTGCCAATGTTTACGGCAACCGCCTGGATAAGTTTGTGAAGCACACCTTACATGCACCGTATTACATCCGTTATATGGATGATTTTGTGATTTTATCCCCGGACCTTAACCAGTTACGGGAATGGCAGAAACGGATTGAAGAATTTTTGGAAGAGGAAATGAAATTGCACATAAATCCGAAAAGCACCATCCTTTATGCCGGAAATGGGATTGATTTTTGCGGATATATCCACCATCCCAATTATAGGAAAGTCCGCAAGGGTTCCGTCAGACGGTTAAAGAAAGACGTTAAGGCATTAAAAGCCGGGGAATTGGACAAAGAGCAGTTTAACCGCAAATACCAAAGCAGGATTGGCCACATGGGCCATGCGGACACCTACCACCTTACGAAAGCCATAGAATATGATTTGTTGTTTTGGGAATATGAGCAGACAGAAAGCGGCCTGGTGGTGCCTGGGTAAGTGGGTCAGAATTTTAAGACCCAGGGGCGTATCATACCAGTATGAAATTTAGGCAGTAAGGGGGTGTGAAATATGGATTTGCAAACGTTACTGATTGCCATGAGCGTGCCGAGTGCCATAACTGGTTTTTGCTTTTGGTTACTTGAACAGAAGATAAAGAAGAACCAGGCGAAACTTGAAGAAAAAGAAAAAATGCGTGAGAAAAACGAAATTCTTATTATCAAAAGCAATATGGCGGCAATCGCACTGGGA